ACTTAGCTCGTCCGGGCGAGATTAATCAAATGCAGTTGGAAGAATTGAGTATTTTGAAGTTTCAGACTGTTGAGCAAGTAGCTACTGCTTCAGATATGCAACTTCAAAAGGTCGGTATGGGCGCAGCAGGTTTGCGTGATAAAGCTCGAAGTTTCTTATTGAACAAAAACCAGTCTGAAAGCCAAGTCGAAATTGAAAACACGAAGCAAGAGTTAGCTGAACTTAAAGAGCAACTTGCTGCGTTCATGGCTGAGAAAAAGGCTGGTAGACCGAAGAAAGAGGAATAAATGTCCACAATGCTGCAATTGGTCACGCAAGTGACAAACGAGCTAGGCGTATCAACACCAGCTTCTGTAGCGGGTAACACAAATCAGGACGTTATCCAAATCTTAGCTCTGATGAACGCATCGGGCTACGAGCTACTAAAGAAAGGCGATTGGCGCAGAATCACAAAGCAGCATTTATTCACAACGGCATTCACCAACACAACTGGCGATGTCGCTCTTAATACCTACACAATCACTAACATCCCAAGCACCGCTGGATTTGATACAACGTATCAGGTAACAGGAAACGGGCTTGGGAACGCTGTCTACATCGTAAGCGTAGACTCAGCAACACAGGTAACAGTTAATCAGCCAGCTACGGGCAACTTTGTTGGTGCTGATTTGTGCTTTATGAAAGTAAAGTATCCGCTTCCTGCTGACTACGATTCGACAGTTCCTCGTACTCATTGGGATAAATCAAAGCATTGGGAGATGTTAGGCCCAACCGACGCTCAGCAATGGGAATGGCTGCTTTCTGGGTATATTTCGACTGGCCCTCGTATTCGGTGGCGTTTGCTAGGAAACAGCTTTCAGATATGGCCCGGTGTCTCAACCAATGAGCTACTAGGCTACGAATACCGCTCGCAAGCATGGGCAGAGGCGGCAGACGGTACAGCAAAGAACTCGTTTACAGCGGATTCTGACACCTGTATCTATCCTGATCGCCTAATGGTGTTGTCTACAAAGCTGAAGTATTTTGAGGCTAAGGGCTTTGATACAACAGCGATGTACCGCAATTACATGACAGAGCTAGAGACGATATTGGCTCAGGACATGAGCGCTGCAAACCTGTCGTTTGCGCCAAGACCGGGCACAGTGCTGATTGGCTACGACAACATTCCTGACACCGGATACGGCCCGAACTAACATGGCTACACGCAGAGGCATCAATCAGCTAGTTCAAGGCACTGCTGCAAAAGTAGCTTCACTTCCTTCGCCTATCGGTGGCTGGAACGTGCGGGACTCGATTGCCAACATGGATGTGCTTGATGCTGTCCAGTTGACCAATTTGTTCCCGTCTGTGAATAACGTGGTGCTTAGACCCGGTTACACAAAACACGCCACAGGGTTGCCCGGTCAGGTGCAAACTCTTTTAGGCTACTCGTCAGGCACAACAAACAAGCTATTTGCTGCGGCTGGTACAGCGTTTTATGATGTGACCTCATCGGGTGCTGTAGGCGCACCAGTTGTCACTGCGCTGTCTAACGCTAAGTGGGAATATGTCAACGTCACAACCCCTGCTGGCGGCTATCTATACGCCGTAAACGGCTCAGATTTGCCTTTGGTTTATAACGGCAGCACATGGACAAACCCTGCAATTACAGGCGTTACTCCTCAGTCGTTAAACAACATCACGACATTTAAGAATCAGGTCTGGTTCACGCAAAACGACACGCTAAAAGCATGGTATTTGCCAACTTTGAGCATTGCAGGTGCAGCAAATTATATTGATATGAGTTCAGTCGCTCAATTGGGTGGCGAGCTTGTCAACGTAGGAACGTGGACAATTGACGCAGGTTATGGCGTAGACGATAACTTAGTTTTTATCACGTCTAACGGCGAAGTAATTGTTTATGCAGGCACTGACCCCTCCGACACTACGAAATGGGCGCTAATTGGCGTATGGCGTGTCGGTAAGCCTGTTGGCAAGCGTTGCATGATTAAGTACGGCGGCGATATTGTCATTTTGACATTTAACGGTGTCTACCCACTTGCTGCGAGCTTACAGTCCTCACGCTTAGACCCTCGTATTGCGTTGTCTGACAAGATTCAGGGTGCATTCCAAGCTGCAACACAGGCTTATGGCGATACGTTTGGCTGGCAGATGATATTTGACCCTAAGCACAACGCTTTAAGCGTCAATGTGCCCACTGCATTAGGTCAGCAACAGCAATATGTAATGAACAACATCACAAAAGCGTGGTGTAACTTCACTGGCTGGGCTGCTAATTGTTGGGAAATATTTGAAAACGAACCATATTTCGGTGCAAATGGCTATGTTGCACACGCTTGGGACGATACTTACGCTGATGACGGTGCAAACATCAACAGCAACGCATTTCAAGCGTTTAACTATTTTGAATCTCGTGGCGTAAAAAAGTATTTTACACGGGCTAGACCTAGTTTGTTTACAAATGGCGTTCCAGCAATATTTATCGGCATGAACGTCGATTTTGACTTACAAGACACGACTGCATCACTAGCGTTTTCGCCTAGCAACTTTGGGTTGTGGGACACGGCGCTCTGGGATGACTCGTATTGGGGCACAGAAAACATTATCACTAACAACTGGCAAGGCATCACAGGTATTGGGTATTGTGGGTCTACTCAATTTAAGTCAGCTTCACAAGGAACGACTATCTTGTGGGCATCAACCGACATTGTGTACCAAACCGGATGGGCTGGAATATAGTCCAAGGCGCTGAAATCGGCGCTTGGGTTGCGGATCGAATTGCAGGTAAGTTTTACTCTGAGACGAGTAGCGCTATCGGACTTGAGAAAGATGGCGCAGTCGTTGCAGGCGTGATTTACGAGAATTGGAATCGAGCATCAATTTTCTGTCACATAGCGATTGAAGCAAGGCTAACAAAAGCGTATTTAAAAGCGATTTTTGACTATCCTTTCAATGTTTGCAATGTAAAGAAAATTATCGTTCCAGTGGTATCTAATCACGTTAAAAGTATAAAATTAGTGACAAATATGGGTTTTACCGAAGAAGCTAGAATCGTTGATGGTTCGCAAGACGGTGACATTATATTTTTGACAATGACAAGAGAAAATTGTCGATTTTTAGGGGTTCGTTATGGGTAAGTCGGTTAGTACGCCACCAGTGCCAGATTACATGGCTCTTGCAAAACAGCAAGGACAAGAGAATTTGAAAGCGTCTGAGGCTAGTTCACGACTGAGCAACCCAAACATGATTACACCGTTTGGGACGCAGACCATTACTTATGGCGCACCTACATTTGACGAAGCTGGGTACAACAAAGCATTGCAAGAGTATCAAAAAGCACCTACTGTTGATCGAAGTCAGTTTTATCAAACAGGTGGTGGTTCTGGTGACTCAGGTTCTGATTACACATATTTTGACCAAGCAGCGTATGACAAGGCATTAAAGTCACGAGGTGCAGCGCCTGATCGCAATGCGTTTATGACTAATGTAGGCGCTCCAACAGTTACACAACAGTTGACTCCAGCAGCACAAGCAACGCTAGAGGCACAACAACGTGTACAACAGCGTTTAGCAGAGCTTGGCGGCACTGCAATGGATAACGTGCAAGCTACGTTGTCAACGCCATTTGTACCAACATCGACTGAAATCAGAAAAGATTTTAGTGGATACGGTGAAGTTCCAGAAGCTGCTGATTACATGGCAAAAACAGAAGTGCCGCTACAGTATTCAATTGATACTAGCGGCGCAGCAGCAATGCCAATCAATGCAGGAACTACGGCTCAAGAATTGATTTTGCAGCGTTTAAATCCTACTTTGCAAGCTGGCGATGTTTCGTTTAGACAGCAACTTGCAAATCAAGGTTTAGCACCCGGAACAGAAGCCTACGACAAAGCGTTTCGCAATCGTGAGATGAGCAAAAACGATTTGTACAACCAAGCTGCGTTGCAAGGCATTAACCTTGATATGGCAGCTCGTCAACAATCTGTTAATGAATTGCTCGGACTTGGAACATTTGCAAACCAAGCGCAATTGGCAGGTGCTGGATTGTATAACCAAGCAATGGGTCAAAATTTTGGTCAAGGCATTCAGGGTCAAAGCCTTGGATACAACCAAGCGCTTAACAAAGCACAGTTTCAGAATACTGCACAGCAACAACAGCTTGCACAAGATTTGGCATTGCGTAGTCAGCCACTGCAAGAGCTTGCTGCAATTATGGGTGGCTCACAGATTCAGCTTCCACAGTTCTCAGGTTATCAGCCTGTCAACGTAGCAGCTTCGCCTACATTTAATGCAGCGCAAGCGCAGTATCAAGGTCAGCTAGGTCAAGCAAACGCTCAAAACGCTGCTAATTCACAGCTAACGCAAGGTTTGTTCCAGTTAGGAGGCGCTGCGTTGTTAGCGCCAACAGGAACATTTGGCGGTTTGTTTGGAATGGCTAAATAATTACAGGATAAATTGACATGGCTGTTATAAACCCAACCGCACAAATGAACCCCATGTCTGCAATGATGGGGCCAGACGTTACTCGTCAACAATACGAGCTTGCACAAAATCAGCGTTATGCAGATATTTTGATGCAACAAGCGTTGCAAGAGCAGCCACAGGGTCAAATGGTGTCTGGTCATTATGTGCCACCAAGCCCAATTCAAGGTCTTGGACAATTGCTAAAAGCATATGTTGCTCGCAAATCTTCAGATATGATTCCTGAAAGACAATCACAACTTGCTGCTGCACAAAATCAACAAATTCAAAATATGTTTGGTGTTGGTGGCGGCACAACTGCACCTCAAGCACGAGACATGGCGCTGACTGGTGGCGCAATGCAAGGCGATGTTGGCCCAACAAACACGAACGCAGCCCGTATGACAGGCGTACAGACAGGCACAGGTTCTGCAATGCCAATTCCTGCGGGGATGGACGCTAGAACTGCAATGATGCAATATATGATTAACCCGCAAGCGTATGCAACTGCTTTGGCTACTCATAGCGCACCTGCTGAAATTCAAAAAATTGCAATGGCTGCTGGTTTACAACCCGGAACGCCACAATATCAAGCGTTTATGCAAGGCAATTTGGCTAAATCTAATTACATTGCACCTACAGTTGTTGGCGAGGGTGGTTCACTTGTTCAGCCGGGCGCTAACAGAGCATCGTTTATTGCTCCGAAAGGCGGAATACAAATTAATCCTCAAACTTTGCAGTCAAGCGTATTGCCGGGTTACACGCAATCAGTTGGCGCAATTAACCAAGCGCAAGCATATGGCACAGGGTTAGGGGGGGCGCAAACAACTCCAGCAACAAGGCTTGATCCTTTAGGCAGGCAAATTGCAACTACGCAAGCAGCAAATATGGGACTTCCAACACAAGGGACGGGTGCGCCACAAGCAGGTGGTCAACCAGTTGTTACAGCAGAAAACCCTGTTGTTGTAAGTGCTGGAACAAAATTAAACGATCAATGGATTACAGGCGAACTTGAGCCAGCTCGTGTTGCAGGTGATGCAGCAAAAAATGCTATGGATAACATTCGAGTGTTAAAAAGTATTGATTTGACAACCGGATTTGGCACTGACGCACAAAAAACCGCTGCAAGTATTTTGGCTACATTTGGAATAAAAGACGCAGCGAAATTTGCTACAAATGCACAAGTGTTTGAATCCAAGGTTTACGAAAGTTTGGTTGATACCCTCAGCAAGCAGAAAGGGCCGCAAACTGACAAAGACTTTACAAACCTACAGAAAACATACGCAAACCTCAAAAATACACCTCAAGCCAACCAATTCTTGCTTGATGTTGCTGAAGCTAAAGCTATGCAAGATCAGCGTAAATCTGGTTATTATCAAAAAGCAGCTTCAATGCCTGAAGTGCGTAGCAATTTGTCTGCCATTACAAACGAATGGGGCAAGGTTGCTGGTTCAATATTTGAAATTCCGCTTACGGATCGTGCTGGTAACACTTACACATTGGCTCAAAAATACGGTATTCGTTAATGGAAAACCAAGCCAATCCTGCTGTTGCTAACTTATTGCCTGTACTAGACAATCCTAATGTCCGTAGCTTTTTGGACATGATTTCTGCGGCAGAAGGCACTACTAAACACGGCTATAACACGCTGTTTGGTGGCGGCAAAGTTGAATCATTGGCTGACCATCCTAGACAGCTATTTGACTTTACTGAGACAACTGGCAGACCCAACAAGACAACGGCAGCAGGTCGTTATCAGTTTCTGTCGAATACATGGGATGAGCAAGCAAAGAAG